TTCGGAATTCAGTTTTTGACATAACCTCTTGCCCCAATGCCTGAATGTCTTGCGCAAATGCCGTGTCATGGTCTGCGACAATTGAGTCATCCCACCAATAGACTACTGAGTACTTACCCTGTGGCGCAAGCCGTCCAAGAGTAGCCCATACATCCATGGCATAAAGCAGATTATCAAGCGCATCCTCCAATGCCTTTTGTGTGTCGGTGATGGTCGCATACGTGCGTTGCTTGCCCATCTTGATTTCTGTGGCAGTGAGTGCAACCGTTTCAGGGTTGGAAATCGTGCCATAAGACAAGCCGCACAAAAATTCAATTTTCTTCAGAATGGCGTCCAAGCCGTTTAGGATTTGAACCTCTCGCAGTGTCGGTGTCCAATCCTCAAACAGTCCAGGTTGATCGATCTTGCCATTCAAATCAAGCAGCCGGTACAGGCGGCGGTCAGGCAAAATGGGTTTGTTGTTTTCGTCTTTTTCAAACGCCTGTGGGTCTGTGTACAGCGCACGTTTGCCCGATTCAAACTCCCAAAGAAAATCAGTCCATTGCTTGTCAGCTTGTTCGATCAAATCCACCGCGCGGGAATACACAGACACACCCAGCGGTGATTTGGGGTCAATGTTGTTTGCAAACGGCATCTTGAAATAAGCAAACAGCGGGCGTGTGATGTTCAGGATCAATGCCTCGGGTTCGAGGTCTGCCCACTCAGTAACCGTTGTCAAAGCAACCTCATTGCCAAGCGTATCCTTTGCAGTGGACCGGAAAGCGCGGTTTGTAATGCGATACCCTTCAGGTGTCATGGCGTGATATTCAAGCCGCGTGTAATACGTGGTGCCAATGGTCTTTTGGTCACTGAACACGCACGCGGTCATTTTGCCATTCGCATCAAACGCCACGGGATAGAATTGATCCGCTTGCACGAAATCCACGGCAATTTGACCATTTGTGCCAATGTACGGCTTGTACATCAGCCCGCCCTTGGCAGCGGCGTACTCAGTAGTTGTGCGGATGTTGTTCAAAACCGCTTTCATTTGTTCGGTTAGAAAATCCGCCCGCGCCGATCCGGTCAGAGTCATTTCCATTTCGATGGTCACAGCGCGGGAAATTTCCGCCGCAATCGCCGCCGGTAAGTTCAGGGATTTGATGTCATTCGTCAACCACGGTGATTGGTTGATATACATGGACGCCCATTTTTGCAGGGCAGTTACCATTTCCTGAGTAATCGCAACATCCAGGCGCAATGCCTGTTTAACGTTTGATGTGTTTATCATTTTTGACCAAGCCTCTCTAATCCATGCAATGAATTTTGCAATCATAGTTATTCACCTTTTTTACGCCAAATCATATTTGTGGCATACCGCGTATCATCAATGGCATGGTTGTTCTTATCGGGGTATTCACTGATAATTTCGCCGTCTTTTGTACGCTCGTATTCGTACTCTTGAAATTCTTGCGCGTGATATGGCGCGCGTTTTGGATCAATCACAATCGCGGTCAAGCCCTGCAACCATTTCATGGAATAGGCAACAGAACCCGCGCCCTTTTCAGCACCTCGGCAATTTGCACCATACGCGCGGAAATCGGCAACAGATTTGGGATCTTCGCTATCTGCGATTAGTAACTCAGTAGTTGTGTATCCGTGTTCCTTGACCAAAGCCGCGAACAATTCTTGATTATTTCTTTTCCAATATCGCGCCTCATTGAAGATGTATAAAATGCGCCGTGTTGCGTCGTAGTGCATTTTCCCGTAGCTCGCTGGGTCTGGGTAAAAGCCCCAATCCAAGCCGTTAAGGATGCGGTCAAATCCACCAACACGCCGCCCATGTTCTTCAACGCCGTAAATTTCCTCATCAGTGATTGGACGTAGTTGCAAATTGGTAAATACCGCGCCACCTACATTGTTGGAAATTCCCAAATACTCATGGTCATAAGCCGCGCGGTTTACTTCCATCAAATGCTCGGCTTCTTCGATGAACGTTTTCCCAAGCCATTCAATGGGAATTGCCATGCGCGAGTAAAGAGAAATTGCCGTTTTGAGCGGCGGCGTTTTCCCTTCGAGCCTGTCTTTGGCGTATTGCTGCAAGTAGGTTTCAGGGATACCCAGATAATTACTCTTGTGCTGATACTGAGTTTCCTTGGGAATTTGCAGATACTTGTTTGCCCAATTGTTTGCCGTTTGCGGAGGATTGAAGGACTTGAAAATAAATGCTTCATCACCGCCGCGGATTACTGACTGTTCAATCTTGCGGATTGATTCAGCGCCGTGGAATTGATCTAATTCCTCAAACCACAAAATACCGATGTACCCGAATTGCGGCTTGATGGATTTGATTTTGCCTGGGTCATCCGCGCCACGAAAGTAAATCTTTTGCCCCGTAGGGATGTACTCAATTTCGAGCGGGCTGGTAGTTGTCTTGAATTCATCCAACAAGCCGAGTTCTGAAATCGCCCAAACCAACTGTGCATACACACTATCCCGCAAGGTGTCTTTAACTTGCCGCGTTGCCAGTGCGTGCATCTTGGGATTGTTTTTAATAAGATAGATAATTGCAAGGGAAACAAAACTTGATTTCGTGCTACCACGGCCGCCTGAGAAGATATACTCAGTATGCTTTTTGCCGATTATGTCTCTGTAAGCATCCATAAAGGACGGCGCAATTACATCGGCGGGTAATACAAACGGTCCATCACCATCGCTTTTGGCGGGTGTGTTGTCAATATCTTTCGCGGGTCCATCCAAGTGGGTGACTGTGTATTTGTAAAGGTCATTCCAATCTTTGGCACCAACTTTCAATTTACGGGTGCCAAAATCAAGAACGCCAGTCATTAACGCGGAAACCGCCCGCTTAACTATTACCTCTTTTTTAGACACACCCTTATCTTCAGTGTCTAATTCAGTGCGTAATAATTCAGCGAGCGCCCTGCCTGATTTCGGTCGCCCTTTAGGGTTTCCGGTTTTTCCTGCTTGCCAACGTCCTCCTGGCATTTTGTTTTTTCAGTTTCCTTTTACGTTTGTTCGCTAATATCCGTTTTGCGCGTCCCTTGCGTATGTAATATTCAAGGGATCTCTGAGCGGATGTCTTTTTCGGTGTCGTCATGTTCATCAAAATGGTAGGGTTCCGGCACTCCACCCAATTGGATGATTTGCCGGATCAAACGCTCTACATAGCGGCGCAAGTACCTGTTTTCTTTTTCAACCTGAGTCACTAATGTTTCAAGGTGTTCGATTCGATCTAAAAGCGGCTTTGAAAATTTCTCCCATGCCGTTGACAGGTCAAGTGTATTTTGCGCCTTGGTACGTCGCAAATTTAAGAAAAACGAAAGGATTCCGCCCGCACCAAAAACAATGGCGGTTATTTGTAAAATGGTTTCCAATAAGGTCATAGAACCGCCAAAGGTCACAAGCCGAATTGACCTGTGACCTTACGGGAAAATTAGACGTTCTCTGTTTCGGGCAGCAACCCAGAGTTGAATTCAGCCAGTACCGCCGCTTCAATGCGAGCGCGGATCTCATGCGCATCCATATCAATATTTTTGACATCAAGCCACATTTGAACGCTATCAGTGGCATAGTTCAATTTGTCTTGGATATAGTTGGATGCTTTCATTTGCTCTGCGGCATAAACAGCCGTGCGAATGAAAATTTCCAACGCATAGATTTGATCGGCGGTAAGTTGTTCTTTGGCAATCTTTCCCTGAGTAGCAAGCCACTTGGCAGCCATACCCGCGAGGACAGGCACCGTGGCGAGGATCAACGCCTGCAACAGTTGGGTGATGTACGCAACATCAAAGCCGCTGGATTCGGGCGGGGTCGCACCCTGTGCAAATGCCGACGGCACGATAAACGCGCAAAGCGCAATGACGATAAAAAGAATGGTGAAAATCTTTTTCATGCGTGAACCTCCATGTTCATTGCGAAAATGATACAGAGAGGCGCAATATTGCAATAGTCCCATTATTGGTAATGGGTCACATGATAGGCAATAAAAAACCGCCCGATGGTTTGGGCGGTGATTAGTGGCTACTCAGTAGCTATTCTTTGTCAGACCCATAGAGATGTTTCAACAGTTCATCCACCTCATCCTCTACCAATGGCGCGGTTTTCATCTGATAAAAAAACCATGCTGCCAACGCAATTGCAAGGATTATCAAAAATGCGGTCATTGCTCTTTCCCTTCCGTAGCCCACCATTGGGCATACAACACAATCAGTTGAATACGATTTTCCACCTCCACACGTCGGCATGATATTTTGATATACCGCCGCACGGTTTCAGTGGTGATGGATAACTCAGTAGCTATCTGTTTGTACGACATTCCTTGTACAAACAGTTTCACTACCTGCCTCTGCCTGGGGGAGAGCCGCGCGATCAATGCCGGTAGCTCGCCATTGGTAATGGTCAGTGTGTCCATTGCAATTCCTTCCCCTGCCCCATTGCAGGCAGACATCCAATATCATGGTGAATCATGGCGTTTTTCCTC